ACCTGGCTGAGGTTGGAAGTAAAGCTGATCCTGAACCTGCCCTCCAATTGAAAGTTCCGCCTTTGAAGTTATGCAAGTCAAGTCAGTCCATTCAAAGCCAGTGCCATCAGACAAAGGGTCAGTTCCGCCAAGCAATGAAGTTCCGATAATGAAACCAACAGAAGCCAAAAGATTCTCTGAACCTACTTTGCTGACTCCAATAATGAAATAATTGTTCATTCCTCCTGCAAGATAGAACTCAACTTTGAGGTTTTGAGCAATGTCAAATTCAGAAATTGTTGTCATTATTGCAACCTAGTTGTTGACCCTTGATTCTTCAAGGTGTTGTTGATTGCGTTGACAACATCGTTGGGGTTAACTTGTGCCCTGTTGATATTTATGTTGATAGTTTCTGGCTTTGCTGGAATGGCTGGTTTGGTTGTTGGCAATGTTGGAGGGGCAACTTGTCCAATGATTCCAATCTTTCCACCTGCTGCAGAGACAGATGAGCCTGTTCCTAGTGGCACTGTTCCAGAAGCGTTGTTTCCACCTGGAAGACCGCTCTTGAAAGCCTTTTGCTTGTCAATTACTTCCTGAATACTGCTGCCCAATAAATTGTAAGCCGTAACAATTAGAGCAATTCCTGCAACCACTCCAGCAACAAAAGGATTGCCAGCGGTCATGAAAGCTAAAGCAGTTTTGAGCAGTCCGACTCCAATCATGAGGTTGGTAACTGCAGTGATTACAGCGCTTATTCCCTTTTCCCCAGTCAATGCTTCCAATGCTGGCATTACTTCATCTGCTAAATAAGCAACAAAGTTTGTGAACTCCTCCACCATGACAACAATGCCGTCAACAATGCCCTGCAGCTTTTCCTGACCCTCGGGAGTTGCTAACCATTCAGAAAAGTCTTGCAGAATTGGCAGCAAAGCCATTCCAATCTGCTCTTGCATTTCGCCAAAAATAATTTGAAGCCTGGCATATGGATCAGTGTTTGCAGCAGCCTCTGCAGCTCCCCCAAAAAGTTTTTCAAGTTCTGCAATGGGGTCTGCAGCGCCTTTAAGTGATGGAACAAGTCTGTTGAGCGCTGTGTCGCTACCAGCAAGAGAGCGAGACATCCCCTGGACTACAGCATCTAAATTCTTACCAGTTCCTGCAGAAACATCAAGAGCAATGTTCATCAAGCGCATTGCTTCATCTGTGTCTTTAGTTGCAATGGCTAGTTTTGAAAAAGCTGGTCTGAGCCTGTCATCGGTGACCGAAGTTGCAACCTGTGTTCTGCTGATATATTGCTCAATGCTGTCAACTTGCTGGTCAGTAACATTGAGATTGTCTTTGAGCGCCTTTGTGAGCAAAACCTTTGACTTCTGATCCTCAATGGCAGCTTTGGTTGATTCCTTGAATTCATTGACTAGAAAGCCAAGCGAAAATCCAATTCCAATCGCCCCAAGAGCTTTGTTGATTCCGCCACTGATTTTCTGAGCGCCCTTTTCAAGACCGCCAAGAGACTTTTGAGAACCGACAACAGCATCAGCAAGCTTTTTGAACTCACCGATAATCTCAACGCCAAGAACCAGGCTACCTGCCACCGTTCATCTCCTCAACTGCTTTCACAAAAGCTTTGAACTCTGCTGCTGTTAGAGCTTTCGCCTCTGAGGGTTGAACTCCTGTTGCTAAACAGAAAGAAGCAAGCCTTTGAGCGCTCTGCTCAATTATTCTTTTTTTGAATCATCCCCAGTCAGAAACTTCAAAGCCTCAGCCTGAGTAATCTTTTCTGTGTCTTCAAACTTGAATGCAGGATTCTCTCTTTTCTTTGCCACAAAATAGAGAACCCGAATTGCCCTGCCCTTTGGCTTACCATCGGCAAAGGCTGCATCTATTGAGGCATTCAGTAGAAGCTCAACTTCCTCAATTTCGCCTAGTGTTAGTTCTTCAAACTTAATCATTTCCGCTCCTGAATCTTGTCCATTTTGTTATGAGCAAGTCCATGTTTCTGAAATAGGTATCCAAGACCTGCTGTCTTGTATAGCCTAGCGCTTTATTGAAGAATGGATTTGGCTTGATATTCTTTTTTATAAAATTGTTTTTGTCATAAAACCATCCCCAGTGAATCGGGTTGGCATATGGAACTCCAGCTTTGCCAGAGCGATTGTTTCCTGCTGTAACACTGACAGAGCCATTTGGATTAGCTTTGACTTCGATTGAGTTTCTTAGCTTTCCAGACCTAACAGGGGCAAGACCCCGAGCCTCATTTGCAACAATTTCTCCAGCTTGCTTACCAGCTGCCTTGATTTCATCTCTAGGAGCGCCGATTGCTTTGAGAGCTTTGTTGACTTGTTTGAGACCCTGAACCTTGACCCCATTAGGTTGAACTGCCATGTTTAGGCTGTAACAATCTCCACGCCATACCAAACATCATTGGCTGGATCGTGAGGAGTGTTGACAACTGTTAGAGCAACAGAGAAAGTTGAAGTCTCGTTGCTGGTCAGTGACATTGGAGGCAGTGCATCGAACTTAACTGTTCCCACATAGTGAGGCTGGTCAGCGGTTGCAGTTGCGTTGCCGTTTGGAGCAATCGTGAAGACTGCAGTTGAGCCAAAGTTTGCCCATAGGATTCGATATAGAGAAGTGTCATCTCCAGAGGTAATCCCCTCGAGAGTCAGAGTCCACTCCTGACCAACTGTCATTTCACAGAAGGTCTGCACATCACCAGGCGCATCCTGGGATGCAAGCTCAATGTTTGTTGCATCACAAGCATATTCAGTCGCTCCAATTAGGAACTTGATATCTTGCGCCTTGATTCTTGTTGAGGTTGCCATTTGTTTTCTTTCTAAATAGTGATTTCTAGTTCCACGCTGATTGAAGCGGTTAGATAACTTGCGTTATTGGTCTGCATCTCATATGGCTCATTTACTTGCAAGACCCTTGCATATCTTGGCATTGCTTTGAGAGCATTCTCAATTGCTTGGTCAAGATTCTCAGAGGCTTGCTTGTTTGTTGCTGTTGAAGCAACCAAAACCAATTCCAGATTGAGGAGATATTCAGTTCCAAGCCTGCTCGGTGTCAGATATGGTGTTCGATTGTTGATAATCACAATGGGCGGAACAATGCGCTCTGGAATGTAGTCCAAAACGGTTAGCCCAGCTTCCTCAAGGTCAAGTTTGAACTCAGCCTTAGAAAGAGTGATTTCGCTTGTCATACGCCATACCCACAGAATGGGAGCAGCAATGGGTAGACAGCTGCCAGAGGGTCTCGACCAACTCTGACAGGCTGTCCATCCATGCTTGCAAATTGAGCAATGCCATTTGGAGCTGATCGGCGATGAAACAACTCGCTTGCAGCAATCAGTTCAGCTTGGAAGTGAATGTGACTAGGAACTTCTGCATCTCCAACATAATTGTTGACCAAAGCTTTCCCAGCATCCAAACATTCCTCGATGAATGTGCCTGTCTCATCAGTGCCAATGTAAGCCTGAAGATCAGCGAGCGTAACATGAGCCAATTTGTTCTCCTAATTAGGCAGCGACATCCAGCTTGACAATTGCAGCAACTCTTGGAGTTGCAACTGCCATATATCCGTAAACAGAAACGCTGTCTTCTAGGGTAGTAATGTCACCCGAAGTCAGACGAACTGGAGCGCCTGCAGACTCCCAGCTGATAACAGCAGCGGAGTTAGCTAGGAACACATTGTCACCAGCGATTGCTGGGTCAACGATGATTGGCAGACCGAAGATTGAACCAGAAAGACCTGGAACATTTGCCGAGCCAATGGTGTTAGAGCCGTCAGCGTTAGCCGAAAGAGCAAGTCTGCCATCGGTAGCAGCAACCTTGACCATCTTCACATAACCAGAAGTTCCAGTCAGGATGAATTCTGGACGAAGACCAGTGTTGCCGAAAATGTAAGCAGAAGCGTTGGCAATTCCCTCAGCTAGTGAGCTTGGAGTCTGACCATCTGCATCGAATACCTTGCCAGTGTAGTCAAGGCCCTCGATCACATCGACAACAGCCTTGTTGGTTGCGTTTGCGTAAGCAATTGTTAGACCCTGGAAGACCTGGTTTAGGGTGTCAACGGTTGCTCGCTCAACATATTGTCTGCTGAATGAGGTGTATCCACCAT